ACATGCGCTAAGACTTTGTTTGAAGCAAAGAAGATCTTCCATCAGAAGACAGATCAACCTATTGTCTGCTATGGTATGGCAGAAGACTTCTCTCGTGCCATGCCTGATGAATGGAAGTATGATGATTCAATAGATACGTTTACTGCTTATAAGTTGTATATCGCATCTAAACCTTGGGTAAAGGATAATTACCTTCGTATTCCTGACCGTAAACCTGAATGGGTATGACTAACGATTTTCTAGATAACTTGGGTGCTGAGCAGTATCAAAAAATGCATCAACCCAAAAAAATTAAAATTACACCTCAAACATACATTGATATGAATAAAGAGTTTGAGGAAGAAGGAACTATGGTAAGAATCGAAGTCCCTACACAGGAAGCGATTGATGAGTGGTTGAATCGTAAAGAGGATATTCATTCACGAACTGTAGAACCAGTTGACATGGTTGCTGAAATGTGGAAGAAACATCATGATGAAAGCAATTAGAGTTGATGTAAAAACCAGAGTCACTGTCCTCGTTAATGACGATGATGATTACTGGGAAATCAAACACAATGCAATGCAACAAGTGCATGATGACATTCATTGGCATTTAAAAGACAAATTTATTATTGATTATGAGTGATTTTATTTGGGTCGAAAAATATCGACCACAGACAATTGAAGAATGTATTCTCCCTGAGGATACAAAGAAAATGTTTCAGGATTTTCTAAATAAAGGTGAAATTCCAAACATGCTTCTTGCTGGGCCTCCAGGTATTGGTAAGACCACAGTAGCGAAGGCATTGTGTAATCAATTGGGAGTTGATTATTATGTCATCAATGGATCCGATGAGGGACGATTCCTCGATACTGTCAGAACGAATGCGAAGAACTTTGCTTCGACCGTATCGCTTCAAGCAACTTCAAAGCACAAAGTCATCATCATTGATGAAGCAGATAACACGTCCAATGATGTACAACTCTGCTTACGGGCGTTTATTGAGGAGTTTGCTAGCAACTGCAGATTCATCTTCACCTGTAACTACAAGAACAAAATCCTCGATCCCCTCCATTCTCGGTGTACCGTCGTTGAATTTGGGATCAAAGGAAAAGAACGAGCAAAAATTGCCAACGGTTTCTTCACTCGACTTCGAGAAATCCTCGATCAAGAAAGAATCCAATACGAAAACAAAGTACTCATTGAACTCATTGGAAAACACTTCCCCGACTGGAGACGAGTCCTCAACGAATGTCAAAGATATTCCGTGGGTGGTTCGATTGATTCGGGAATTCTCGCAGCGTTTGGGGATATTGCGGTAAATGACCTTGTTAAGAACATTAAGGAAAAGAACTTTCCTGAAGTCCGTAAGTGGATCGTTTCTAATTTGGACAATGATCCTAACGTACTTCTGCGTCGTGCTTACGATGCTCTTTACGAAGTTCTGGATGGTCCTTCCATTGCTGCTGCTGTGCTCATTGTTGCTAAGTATCAGTACCAGTCTGCATTCGTGGCGGACCAAGAGATAAATCTATTGGCAGCAATGACTGAAATTATGGTGGAGTGTGAATTCAAATGATTGACTTTTTGATTAGTACCCAGTGGGAAGCACTGGGCAACCATACCATTGCAGAGTTTGCAGTGGGATATCTGTTCGGTGGAGCGTTGATTCTCGGCGCACCTGGTGTGTTCTTCTTTGTTGTATTCAATGCAGCACTACAAAGAACCAAGGGAGCACAGATTGGATACAAGGACCACAAAGATTACGGTGACTCCTCTACCTATGAGAATGGTAAGATGGCAGACCAAAAACCATACACACATTACATTGCAGCAGCAGAACAATGAACGTAAAACTTATTCGTATTATTACTGGTGAAGAAGTAGTTGCAGAACTACTTGAGGAAACGGATGATTCTATCACTGTTAAAAATGGACTTGTGGCACTTCCACAAGCACAAAGTGTAGGGTTCATGCCGTGGGCAACTGTAATTGATAAACAAGAACCTGAGATTACAGTATCAAAGAATCATATTGTTTATATTGCAGCAGTTGACTCTGGAGTTAAAAACAAGTATTGTGAAATGTTCGGTGGTATCACCGCTCCTGAGAAGAAATTGATTTTATGATTGTATCTGAAGAAGTTGCACAGTGGGCAGCAGATGAGTTTATTAACTACTTCTCCCACTTTACTAATATTGAAGACTACCTGAGATTTGTAAAGAAAGAGGTTATCTCTTCTTCATCATCTTTGGTGTCACTTGAAGATGAGTTCTTTAATGAAGATATTCATCCTCAGGATATGGAATTTGATATCAAGTTCGTAGGTAACCGCTTTCAAGGTGGAGTTCCCCAAGAACATTATGTCAATCTTTTGAGAGCAGTTTCTTCTCATAATAATGAATCCAACATTCCTGGAAGGGAATTGCGTTGGATGATCTTTGAGAAAAATACAAAGAAGGTATTGGGATTCATTCGTTTCGGATCTCCTACCATCAATTCCAAACCAAGGAATCTATGGTTGGGTCACCAACCTAATCTGTCTATTTTCAATAGACACGCTGCCATGGGATTTGTGATTGTTCCATCCCAACCTTTTGGGTACAACTATCTCGGTGGCAAACTACTGGCACTCCTGTGCTGCTCTCATTTCGCCCGTGAGACACTGAACGAAGTGTTTGAAAAAGAGATTGCTCTGTTTGAAACAACGTCGCTCTACGGGTCTGCTACCAGTGCCTCACAGTACGATGGTCTCAAACCATTCATGAGATATAAAGGACTAACTGAAAGTAAGTTCCTGCCACTGATGCATGACAAGCAGTTTCACAAACTTCATAATGAGTTCACGAGACTGAATGACAACACACCTTTGACTGATAACAAAGCATCATCTAAGAAGATGAAGCGACAGACAAAGATGATTTCTATCATTAAGAATTCTCTACAAGATCAAGACAAGTTGACTCATTTTAATGATGTTATCCAGACTGCCTTTGGTCTGACACAGAAGAAACGTTTCTATATCTCAGACTATGGTTTTGAGAATGTGCGTGAAGTTATTCTTGGTGAGCAAGAAACTCTTCGTCCTGGTCAAAACTTTGATAAGTTTTATCTTGAGAACATCATTGCTTGGTGGAAGAAGAAAGCAACTAAGAGATATGAAAAATTAAAAGAAGAAGGAAGATTCCGTAACAAGGTAGAACTCTGGACTGAAGACGATCAAATTCAAATTATACGATGACATACGAATTGAAAGACTGGTTGAACTCAATCAACACAAACAAGAAGGATCTTCTTGTTGATGATCCCACAGCAAAATATCCTGCATACATTGTGAACCGTTGCATGTCTGGTCATCTAGACACGGTTCTGTTTGCAAATGAAATGAACAAGGTCCCAAACCTAGATCCAAAACTCCAGTATTCATTTTTACTAAATAGTGTGAGGAAAAGGAAGAGATTTTCTCCCTGGCTCCGCAAAGATGAAATCAGAGATTTGGATTTAGTGAAACGTTATTATGGTTATAGTAACGAAAAAGCAAAGCAGGCTCTGAGCATCTTAACCAAAGAACAATTGTCATTTATTAAATCTAAATTTGAGACCGGAGGAAAAAGATGATTAGTGAACCTGAGGTCAAGTGGTCAGCTGACCAAATGATCGAAGTTACATTGAATGAACCAGATGACTTTCTCAAGGTTCGTGAAACTCTGACGAGAATTGGAGTCGCATCCCGAAAGGAGAAAAAGATCTATCAGTCCTGCCACATCCTGCACAAGCAGGGGCG